CAGATGATTACTTTTACAAACATTTGGGAAACAAAAATTTTAGATACTATTCGTAGTTTCTTAAACACAGAATTTGCTGGTACGATACCAGTTTACACAGGAGATTTTAAAGATATGGGTAGTCAGTCGATCAGATTGAATCCCATCGGTAGTGACATGATTGAACGTATGGCTACTGCCGAGATGAGAGAATACATCCTTGATGTCTCATATACCTTTAAAGAAAAAAGTGTCAAAAAAGACACATGGGAACATATACTTCGACAAGTATCCCACATAGAAGCTCTATTCTTTCAGAATATGAATAATACCTATTTCGATGGACATCTTCTAGCATCCAGAATCAATGAAAAGGATGAAGATGAAGAATTAATCGAAGGGTTAAACGTTATTCGGTGGGAATGGAGAGGTAAATATTTAGGCAATTTTGCATAGAAAAGTAAGAAGGAGTACTATGAAAATCAAGAAAAAATCCAATATAAAAGGGATTCCCTCCTCGGGTTCTCTTTGTGGTTTTTCTCACGAAGATTGGTTAGCCCTGAATTCAGGGAAATCTGTTGAAGTTGAGAAAATACCAGCAATGGCAGAAGGTCTTGTAGAAAAAGTAGAATCCAAAACAAAAACAGGAGGTAAATAATGGCATTTGCAGGAGATAGTGCTGCCTATTCACCAAAGGAATTTAAGGTAGCCATCGCATATGAAGATACAACTGGAACAGCCGAAACAACAGGATTCATATCATTAGATGTTGATTCGGTGGGCTTTCCATCACTTAATCCAAACCAAGTAGTAGATGTAAGAACTGGTACAGGCAGGGTATTGAAAGAAGCTGATTTTTTTCAATCTAATAAAGCCACAGTCAAAGAAATAAGTGTTAGTGGTAATGCTTGGAGTAACGGCATCACTTCACTTTTAGAAAACATTTGCAATGACACTACGTCACCATACTTGGTTTCTGACACCTACTCACCAAAAGAAGTAGAACATGGCACTACATCTATAGCTGACTTTACATCAACATTTACAGTTGTCATGGTGTCACCCGAATCTAATTCAACAATGATATTTCCAGGGTGTGTTTGCTCTGCTCTATCATTAAGTGGTGATATGGGAACTGAATCTGGTCGAGTAAAATTTAGTGCCACGTTTAAAACAGGCTATAAACCAAGTCTATCTGGTAGTGATCCTACGATTTCTACACTATATTCAGCAGGAAATCAACGATATATGACTGATTGGACTGCGGTAAAAACAGTGGCAGGAATCACTAATTCAGTAATACAATCATTCACCCTCAACCTTGAAAACGATGCAGTGATGCTTGGATACCAAGGTTCAAATGGTGATCCTGAAGTCATAAACAGGGCTTCTGAATTTTCAGCAGCAATGGATATGCAGATTAAGTACGATTCAGGCACAGAGCCTTTAATTGCAAGTTTTGAAACTCAATCACCAGGAACGCCTGGGGTATTAACAGAGCTTTCTAACCATGCAACATGGGGAAGTGCTACTAATTTTGGAATTCGACTAGCCGATGGAGTGATGACTAATGTTGCCTTTTCTGAAGGCGATGTGATGCTGCTTGATGTTTCACAGAAAGCAACCGCAGCTTCGAGTGGTAATCTATTTGAGGTTATTTATTCATAATGAAGAAAGTCACACTAAATTCAGGTAAGGAAGTTTCCTTAAAAGAGATGTCAGTTGATGATATGGACTATTGTAACGATTTGCCTCAAATGAGATATGAGGACAACGAGATAGTTTCAGTCAGCAATCTCTCAAAGGCTCGTACTGCATGGATTCGCAAAGGCGTAGAGAATGCCGATGACAAGTTTATTAAGTCATTAAGCGAAGATGATAAGAATGAATTATCCCTTGCAGTACAGGAGTATCAACGCTTGGGGGAATAGACAGCCTCGTGTTAGAAGCCAATTTCCTCGCTGATAAACAATGTAGTGAATGTCGGTTTCATAATTACCCATACGAGGCACAGATACCTGTATTGGTAGATGGATCATATCCTATCCGCATGATGGAGTCGGATGAGGATGTATGGGAAGCGATTAACCTCATCGTTGAGGAAACTAAAGAAGCAAATGCAAAGGGTGGCTCATTTAGCGTAGGTCAGTCTATAATGGCACAGCTACCCTTCTTTGCCTGTCTAAACATCATGTTGAATAAAGAAGCACAAAATGATATATCAAGATTTATATACTCAAAAGATTTTGGAGTCAATCCATATCCAGGTTCGTATGGCGAACAACCAGTTAGATGGATAGCTAAATCATTTTTAATTAAGGGTTTAATTGAAAAGCAAAAGTCAAAGGCAATAAAAGATGGCAACACAATTTAGAGACACAATAACAATTAAGTTTAAGCCTGAAGGCGATACAACACTTACTAATGCAATTAAAAAATTAGATGAAGCTACTCGTTCATTATTAAATAGCCAAGCTAAACTAGTTGATAAAGAGGTACAGAGAAATAAAACTATTTTTAAGGGTAGGAAGCAACTCAAAGCAATGTTTTTAGATTTGAAAAAGGTTGATAGCGGGTTTAGAGAAACTGGTGTTAGTACCGAATTATTAACCAGGGCATTAAAAGGAGATAGGGTTGCATTAAGACAAGTACGAGAAGCAACTAAAAAACTAGTTTTAGAAAAGAAAAAATTAAAAAAAGGAATACTCGATACCGAACATTCTACTCGGATACTTGGTGGTTCTTTTGCTGTGCTACGTTCAAGAATGCTTCTAGCTAGTTTTGCCGCTGGAATTTTTGGTTCAACTATAGGGAAACTTACAAAATTATTAGGAGAGCAGGAAAAAGCTGAAAAAAAATTAGAAACAGCATTGGGGAAAAGATCAAAAACATTGTTGGCGTTTGCATCCGCACAACAAAAAGTTACCACTTTTGGAGATGAAGAAACAATTACTGCAATGTCTTTAGTAGCCGCATATACCGATAATGAAAAAGCAGTAGCAAGGCTGACAAAGGCATCGATGGATTTGGCTGTAGCAAAAGGAATGGATTTAAATGCTGCCACTGATTTAGTCACTAAAAGTGTTTTTAGCTCGACCAACGCATTATCAAGATATGGCGTAACTATTGAAGGTACACAAGGCTCTGTTCAGAGATTGGAAAGTGCAACATCAGCTTTAACTAAATTATATGGTGGTCAGGCGGAGGCAAATGCTGAAACCTTTTTAGGCTCTATGAAGCAATTAAATGATTCTGTTGGGGACTTAGGGGAGAAATTAGGGTCGTTTTTTATACCTGCCATTACTATTTCTGCGAAAGGCATAAAAGCATTTGCTGATTCGATAGATACTGAAGAAATTAAAGCCTATGGCACGGCTCTTCTTGCTACTGTTGGAGTATGGATAGGTTTCACACATGGGACTACCATTGCTACAAAAGCAATGGTTTTATTTAATAAAGTATCAAAAAAGAATCTTGCAATCTTCGCTGGGATGGTAGCTGTCGGAGCATTAATAGATAAATTCAATATCTTTGCAGATAGTACGTCTGAATTAGACGATGAATTGAAAAAGTTGGAGGGAACAATTGAAGGTTTAGGTAGTAAATTAGACCCAACAAAACAAGAATTATTGAATTTTCAATTAGCGACTCAATCATATTCTGATACCCTCGCTGGTCTTAGTGATATAGAAAAAGAAGAGCATGAAAATCTTGACAAGTTAAAAGCAGTGAGGGAAGAACTGGGGATAACGGTTGGAATGACCGAGGATCAGTTTGCAAAAAAAATAAATAGCAATATAGTTCTTGCAACTGATTATTATGAACTGCAAGAACAAGGTATATTGATAGAAGAGAAAAAAAGCAAACTACAATTAAAATCTGTATCTAATCTTGCAGGTGCAATGTCTAGTTTACTCGGACAGAGTAAGCAATCGGCATTGGCTTCAAAAAGACTCTCTCAAGTACAAGCGGTAATAGATACATATGCCGCTGGAAACGTAGCACTGAAATCTGCCCCACCACCGTTTAATTATATTGCGATGGCTGCTGTAATAGCACAAGGACTTGCTAATGTTGCACAAATTGAAGCCCAGAAGTTTCACTCTGGTGGTCTTGCTTCGGATGAAATACCAGCCGTTTTGCAAAAAGGTGAATTTGTAATGTCTAAAAGTGCTGTTGAGTCTATAGGGTTAGAAACATTGAATCAAATGAATCGAGGCGGAGGTGCTGGTGTTACCGTTAATATTTCAGGTGGAATCGTTCAGGAAGATTATGTTTCTAATACACTAATACCAGAAATCAATCGTGCAGTATCGCTTGGATCAAGGATTAATGCTTAATGCTATCATTTGATTCATCTTTAACAAATCGCCTTAATACAGCAAATACTGAATGTTTCTTTGCATTAAAACTGTATTACAATGATGAAACAAGTTTTATCGGTGTATCAGACCAATATATCCTTGATGGTTCTGATGAGTATCATGGGATTGTAAAATCATGGGGTTCATTGAGTCAAACTGCTGATTTTTTCAATTTTAATACCAGTGTTGGAAACATGAGTGTCACATTAATGAACACTAATGATACTATCCAAAATGCTCGTTTCAGCGACTTAATGACTTCTAAAAATTTTTCTAATAGAAAATGGGAATTATTCTTATGTGCAAAAGGGCTTGACACTCTTGATACATCAGCAAGAATGATTGGCTCTGGCGTTATTAGTGGGGATATTAAGTATGACCACATATCATTAAAGCTAACACTATTGGATAAGGGTAGTGTATATAGTAAACAAATTCCGAGCACATTAGTTGATACTACTAATTATCCAAATGCTCCGCAAGAAAATATCGGCAAACCTATTCCAATGTCCTATGGTGATTTTGACAGGACAAGTGAAGAAGATTATTATAAACAATTTTTTACAAAAAATAGATTCCCAGCAATCATTACAGAAAGATGTAATGATAGTGGCGAAATTGAAGCATTGCCAGACACTAACCAAGGTAGTGCTGTTATTTTAAATCAATTGCGAGATGCTAATGTTTATATGGTTACAGATGGTAATTTTTTAGCGGCAGAAGATAGCAATGTCACTGTAACTTCAAATCCCAGTTCAAGCTCTCACAATATCATTAAGGCTAAAGGTACTAATTATTTTTATAGATTACCTTTGACAAATTCCTTTACTGAATATGATGATTATACAAACAGAGAAAACGCTGTTGATGATGACTTGACTTCTTACGCATCATTTGACACAGGAACTATTTTTGAAAATACTCATAGTGGTACATACAGGGCAGATTTAACATTTAATGTTCCTAAAACTCCCAGATTGGGAGAGCTTTATGATAATGGCGATATTGCAGTGATTGCCAATACAAGCAATTTTTCCTCCATTTCCCCTGGAGGTGTGAGTGTAAAACTTTTAAGTGGCGGTAGTTTAAGCCCAGCAATTACTACAGATGGTGTCCATAAAGTAGTTTTAAGCAGTAAGTATAGTGATGACCAATTAAGCTCTGGCTCTATTGATTCTACAACGATTACTTTCCGAAATGAACTTGACACTACGCAAGGCGACATTAGTTTATCATATAGATTACTTGATTTGTGGATGAGACTTGAATTTCGACCAAACCAAATTTTTAGAAAAAAAGTTGATGAACAATATGAAACAGTGGTTGGATATTCTGTCCAAACGCAATTTGAACAAGAGGATAGCGTGGAGGAAACTGTTATTGCCACCAGAACAAAGACATTGCGTACCCCTGCTGACATTTCTTATTTATACTACTCTGGGAAAGGTCGAGAGTATGGTAGTTGGGTTGATGCAGATTCCAGAAACAATGGATACAATAATGGTGACTTAATTGAGAATCCAATTTACATGATAGAAGATGCAATGAGAAATGAATTAGGTTTAACCTCATCAAATATAGATTATGATTCTTTTGATACATCTGGTAATACTACCAATGGGTATATTGGGGATATATTAAATGATAGTGTCGGTGATGTTAAATTTGCATTCTCACAGTTTAAATTTATTAAGGGAAAAGATTTTCTTGCACGACTTGGTAAGCAATGTTTTTCATGGATATTTACAAGCAGTAGTGGCAAGTATAAAATACGCACATTAAGACGACCTACTGATTATAGTGCCTCTGATAAAGTAATAGATTTTGCGGATATGACTTTTAAATCTATTTCAAAAACAAGTTTAAATTCCATAAGAAATGATATTACTGTTCATTATAATCAAAATTATGGCACAGACCAATTTGAAGAAAATATTAATGTTAATGACTCCACATCATCTGGTAGCACTGTAGATGGGAATAATCAAGAATTAAAATTAGAGATTGATTTGGATGTCATTGATGAAACTACAGCCACTGCCATTGCTAATACATATTTGGCAATTTTTAAAGATAGAAAAGTCATCTTATCTTTTGACCTACCAACCGCATATCTTGATTTGGAAATATGCGACATTGTATCGTTTAAAGATTGGGATAGCAATATAAAAATCTATGGAGATGAAATGGCAACAGATGACTA